ACAGAATCGTGCACGACTTCAAGCATGCGTTCGGCGAGGACACAGTTGCAAGTTTTGCAGCGTACATAAAGGGGTTGAAGAAATGAGTGACCTATTACTTTTCTTTGGCACCATCGTTGGTGTGATCGTCATCGTGCTGACCTTATACGCGCTGGAAAAGGCTAGCAGCTGCTGGCACAAGTGGGGTGCATGGGACGCCAATGAAACTGATGACTGCTATGTGCAATCACGCAGGTGTTTTAAGTGCGGGTACATACAGCGTGAACAATTTAGAAAACTGAAGGAGCGCAAAGATGTCAGCACTTGAGAACATTGCGTTGATAGCTGTGTTGATGATACTAGGCGTTGGTATCGCATGGGCTATGTTGGTCGGGTTCATTTATTGGCTGGAGATTCAAGACGAGTGAAAGCCATGATCGAGATCGTAAAAACATACAGCGGCGTACCACGAGTACGGCAGGGGTGGGGTGGAGTTGTCGAGCAAAAAGCTAGGGTGACAATCAGCTATCTCTACCGCTGTACAGTTTGCGGTCGCTTGTTTACTGACAAAGCAAAAGCGAAAGAGCACAGCCATGAGGAAACGAAGTAAGTACAAACCAAAGGGGCAGCTACCTGACCCAGTGACATGGGTGCTTGCTGGCATCAAACCATTCAAGGCAGTACCAAGCAGCATCGACATACGCATCAAGAACCATGCAGCCATGGACGCGCTTCGCAAAGGCGAAGCGGGAAAACCCGAGATTGACATTTTGATTGGTGCGTTTAACATGACGGAAGCGTATGCAAGACTACGCCCCGAACTAGGTGCTGACTGGGCTGACGAGATTAAGAGCGGACAAGACGCGTTGCTCGCTGTTGCGAAGCGTGGTGTTGAGACAGGTAGATTTATTCTGAAGGCATCAGAGCTGACAGCTATGAATCTTGTCATGGAGTTGCACGATGTGCAGCTGGACAACACGACGGTGCGTGACATGGAGCTGGCAATGGATGTTGTCGAGAAAGAGTACAAACTACGCAAGATGCGTGCAGTGAAGGAGTGATGATGAGAAAGATTCGCACAGAGATGTTTGCCATTACATACAAGGGCAGGATTTATAAAGGCACGAAGGGACAATACTTTTTGTTCTCTAAGAAAAAAGATGCCCAAGAGTTCGTCGTCGCATCAGGCGCCGATGTTGTGAAAGTAACCGTAACCATAACCCCGAAGGAGTGAAAATGAGAGCAAAGAAAAAACCCGTAATCCAAAAGACACTGATGAAGCTGCCAGCGAATATGAAGCTCGTGCAAGCAAGCGCCGTGCATAACGAAGTCGCGCCACAGAACCATCCACTGTACGCAGTGTTTGAAGCCGCCATCACGCAAGCGATGTATGGCAAGGGACAACGCCATGGTGGCAATGTGACGCCGTTCTTAGAGCAGCCATGGGTGCACTATGCCAAGATGCACGGACGCGGTTTCCTCACTGGCCAAGCCGCCAAGAAATTGGAAGAGGCTGCAAGCACCCGTGAAGGCGAAGCGTTCGAGACCGAGGTGTTCGGTGCGATGGTGTACTTGGGCATGGCGATTCTCAAAGAGCGAGGTGAAGTATGAGCGAAGTAATGGTTGACCTAGAGACCCTAGGTAACGGCAGCAATGCTGCCATCATTTCCATCGGTGCAGTTGCGTTCGACCCTGCGAGCGGACAGATCACCAGCGAGTTTTATGTGAATGTAGACCCACAGAGTTGCATCGACGCTGGCCTGAAGATGGATGTCAGCACAGTGATGTGGTGGATGAAACAGTCCGACGACGCACGAGCTGCGTTCACCAAGCCGAGCGTGCCACTAGCACTGGCGCTGGATATGTTCAAAGGCTGGTACCCACAAGGTGCAGGTATGTGGGGCAACGGTGCCACATTCGACAATGTGATTCTGGACAACGCATTCAAAGCCACAGGCATCAACCGCCCATGGCACTTCACCAAAGACCGCTGCTACCGCACGCTCAAAGCACTGCGCCCTGACATCAAGCAAGACCGAGTGGGTACGCATCACAATGCGTTGGACGACGCAAAGTTCCAAGCCCTGCATGCCAGCAAACTGCTGCGTGCGTTGGGGGCAAAGACATGAGCGACGAAGTAGACGCATTTACATATTCGTCCATGCGTGGCATGACAACGAAAGAACTGCATGAAGCACAAGTTAAACGCTTGTCAGCAGCAACACAACGGAACATTAACGGAGGTCTTATGAATCCAGGTATAGCAAGTTCGATGGGTAACGCAGCACAAGGCATGCACGCAGGTGCGCAACAGAGCATTCTTTCAAACAACACGGTTGGCCAAATCGCCAACACACCGCTGGTGATGAAAACTAACATCGGCCCTGAGCGTACCATTCGCTCTAAGGTTGAGCTGGGTTTACAAATCATCCAAGCCGAGAACGGATTCATTGTGCACATTGGCAATCACTACGGCGGGTTAACTGATGTGCATATTGCCGCAACACTCGAAGATGTGAACACCATCATCACATCGCAACTGGCGTCACGCATGCTTGATCGGACTGAGTGATGGATATTCTCACTGTTGACTTTGAAACTTTCTACGACAAGGATTACTCTTTGTCGAAGATGCAGACTGATGCGTACATCAGCGACGACCTCTTTGAAGTTATCGGTGTGGCTGTCATCAAGAACGACGAAGATGCCGTGTGGTTCAGTGGCACAGAGCTGGAGGTCGCAGGGTGGTTGTACAACTACGACTGGGCTAACAGCGCTGTGCGCTGCCACAACACTTTGTTCGATGGGTATATCTTGACGCAACGCTTTGGCATATCGCCTAAGCTGTGGATGGACACCCTCGCACAAGGGCGCATGCTGTTGCCGTACTTGCAGTACCACTCGTTGGCCAACCTCGCCAAGCAATACAACCTGCCGGACAAAGGCACAGCGGTTGTGAAAGCGTTGGGCAAGAAGCGTGAGGACTTTAATCCCATGGAATTAAACGAGTACGCCGAATACTGCAAACACGACACATGGCTGTGCAAGGAGTTGGGCAAGCGCTTCGACCCCTATACACCTGCGCTCGAGTTGAAGCTCATCGACATGACGGTGCGCATGTTCACTGAGCCGATGCTGGTGGGCGACCAAGCCAAGATGCAAGAGCTGTACGACCTAGAGATCGCACGCAAAGAAGAGCTGTTGAAAGCCGCCAATGTAGATCGCTCGATCATCATGTCCAACGACAAGTTCGCTGCGAAATTGATGGAGCTGGGTGTGACACCACCCACAAAGACAAGCAAAACCACTGGAAAGGAAACCTATGCCTTCGCAAAATCAGACAAAGAATTCACCGACCTCTTGGAGTCCGACGATGCGGATGTACAGGCGCTGGTTGCAGCTCGTCTGGGTGTTAAAACAACCATTGCGGAAACGCGAGCGCTGAAGTTCTTAGAGACCGCCAAGCGTGGCCCGTTGCCCGTGTACCTCAATTTCTGGGGCGCTAAGACCACGGGGCGCTACTCTGGTGGCAACTCCATCAACTGGCAAAACATCCCTGCTCGTGGCCCCTCAGCGGGTCTGCGTGATGCACTGCTGGCACCGCTTGGCTACACCGTGTTGGTGGGTGACTCATCCAACATTGAACTCCGCACAGTGATGGCGCTGGCTGGCCAAGACGATGTGTTGCTCAAGCTGAAAAACGGCGTTGACCTGTACTGTGACTTCGCATCGAAGCTGTTCGGGCGCACGATTACCAAGGCTGACAAGGGCGAGCGTTTCTTGGGCAAGACAGCGATGCTGGGCTTGCAGTACGGCGCTGGTGCCAAGCGATTCCAAGAGATGGTTCGCCTTGCAAAACGCACAGACCCCACAGTGGAGCTGATCGACCTTGACCGTGCCTATGCCATTGTGGACTTATACCGCTCGGTGCACTACAAGGTGGTGGAGTTGTGGAAGCGTTGCGACAAGGTGATCTTGCCTGACATCGCCAACGGGTGCAGCATGATCAATGTGGATGTGAACGGCTGGTTCATCACCCAGTGGGACGGTTTTGGTCGCCCCGGTGAGCCCGGTGTCATGTACAACGACCTGAAGTATGACGGCAACGAGTGGACATACCTGATGGGTAAACAGCGCGTGGGCATCCACGGAGCGAAAGTTGTAGAAAATTTATCGCAACATGCTGCAATGCGCATCGTTATGTGGCAAACTGCGCGTATCAATCAACGCTACCCAGTCAAACTGTCTGTTCACGATGAGGCTGTCTGTGTGGTGAAGAACGATGAACTTGATGAAGCGCGTGCGTATATGGAAGAGTGCCTTGCAATGACACCCAAGTGGTGCCGCAGCATTCCCGTTGCGTGTGAAACTGGAGTTGGAGGTAGTTATGGAGATGCTAAGTAATCGCATGCCGCAATGGGTTCGCGCAGAGTACCGGAAAGATTACAGAGACATGTGTAGTTACGCGGATGTTGGTGTGAGGGTTGCGGACGGATGGGTGCACTTGTTGCACCTACAAATCCAAGAGTACCAACAACACGACCGAGTAATTAGAAAGACACGGCTCGAGGTTCTCCAAGAAGCGCACCAACACATCACAACCGAACTTGCAAAACTAACCTTGGAAGAAACATGACCCACCCAATGCCCCTGTCGTTCAGCCGACTGTCTACATTCGAGCAATGCCCTGCGCAGTTCGATTATCTGTATGTCTCCAAGCGTGTGCAGAACACGATGAACGAGGCATCAGAGTATGGTGACCGCGTGCACAAGGTGCTTGAGGCGTATGGCAATGCCATCGTGGCTGGTAGCGAGGCAACAGTTGCTGCTGTCGCACTGGAAGATACTCTTGAAGCAAAGCAGTCACTTGAGCGCTGGGGGCCACTGGTCGAGAAGATCACATCACGCAACGGTGACAAATACTTTGAGCACCAGATGTCTGTGAACCGCCAGCTACAACCCGTTGATTGGTTCGCCAAAGATGTGTGGATTCGCTCCATTGCCGATGTGCTGGTTGTTGACGGCGACACTGCGTACTGCCTTGATTACAAGACCGGCAAAGTCAAAGAGAACCCCACCCAGTTGCAGTTGTTTGCAGCCATGGTGATGTGGCATTTCCCGCAGGTGACGAAAGTCAAGACCTCGTTCGTGTGGTTGAAGTTCGACCAAGTAACGAACGCTGTGTACGAGCGCCGATTCTTAGACGCGCTGTGGCGTGCACTGGAGCCACGCTTTGACAAGGTGCAAGAGGTGATCGACCTCGGTGTGTTCGATACCAAGCCAAGCGGCCTGTGCCCTTGGTGCCCAGCGAAAGGGTTCTGCCCTGACGCACGATTGAAAGGTAAGAGATGACTTTAGGCTGGCTAAACATAACCGGTAAGAACGCGAAGGGCTACAGAGTTTCTCATGTGGTGCCCAACGAAGACACCTTCGAGCATGAGCTGGATGTTTGCTGCTGGTGCCAACCAGTGGTTGACGATGAAGATTTGAGTGTGGTCGTGCACAACTCGCATGACCAGCGTGAGCTGTACGAAACAGGCAAAAGGAAAATGATGTGACTAAAAAATATCTGTGTGCAGATTGTGATTGGCTGGGCCTAGAGACTGATCTATTGACAGCGCCCAACCCATTCATAGAAGGCAATACGCTTCATGCTTGCCCTAAATGCCGTGAGCAAGAGTTATTTTTGGCTTGTGATGTGCCCAGTTGCAAAAAGCAAGCTACATGCGGATTCCCATCGCCAGACGGGTACCGACAAACTTGTGGCGACCACTGGAGGGAGTTAGATAAATGAAGAATGATTTATGGCTTGAGCGTGGTTTGTTTGTTGGTGGGTATCTTGCCTTCGTTACAACACAAGAGGAATTTGTCGAAGCACTGAAAGACATTGGGTGCGCTGACTACACAGACTTATTCGTTCCCAACGGATGGCCAGCATGCACGCACAGCTTCGATAATGTAAAGGGCAGTGTTGCTTGTATCGTTGGGCTTGACTTGGAACGCTGCGCCGAAGAAGACCCCATCGATGTGGCGGCACTGCTGGTACATGAGGCGGTGCATGTGTGGCAGCACGCCGAGAAAAAGGCAGGCAAGCTTGGTTGTTTCGGTGACGAAGGTGAAGCGTACGCAATCCAAAATATAAGCACGCGTCTAATGACTGCGTATGTGGAGAAAATTAAATGAAGAACGAAGGCGATGTTAAAAAGATTGTCAAGAAAACTCTTGCCGGTACTGAGCGTTGCTGGTGGTTTATGCCACCTGCTAACGGCTATGGTCGGGCTGGTATCCCTGACTTTGTTGGCTGGGTTAATGGCTGTCCATTTGCTGTTGAAACTAAGTTTGGCAAAGGCGTCACAACTGCTAACCAAAACCGTGAAATCAACGACGCGACGCACGCGGGTGGCGAAGTCTGGATTGTCAGAGAAACAAATGTAGACACATGGGTTTTAGAATTCAAAGCGTGGGTGGCGTTAAATGCTATTGATTCCTGAAAAGCGCAAGATCATCATCAACAGCACAGAGAACGCTGCTGTTGCGCAGTACATCCCTCACGCAAAGACATTCACACACAATGGTGAAGACCTCGTTGCGTTGCCCTATGGTGTTGATGAGTCGATGGTTCTGAAGAACCTTGGCTTCAGTGTGCCAGCACCGATCTTGCAGTATTACAACTGGCCCGGTCGCTTCGCGCCGATGGAACACCAGAAAGACACAGCGGCGTTCTTGACCACACACAAGCGTGCGTTGTGTCTCAATGCTCCGGGCACTGGCAAATCCATCAGCTCAATCTGGGCTGCTGACTTCTTGCTGGATGAAGGCATTGCGCGCAAGGTGCTGATCGTTGCACCGCTATCGACTGTGAAGGTCGTGTGGGGTCGTGAGTTGAAACACCACTTGCCGCACCGCTCGTTCGTGGTCTGCACGGGTACAAAGCAAAAGCGCCTCGACCTGTTGAACACTCCCGGTGTGCAGTATGTGATCATCAACCACGATGGCTTCACGAACATGCAAGACCAACTGACTGGCTTCGATGTGGTGATCTATGACGAGGCAACAGCGCTCAAGTCACCCAGCTCGCAACGCTACAAGATATTCGCTAGGTGGATGCAAAAGCATCAGCCTTGGTTGTGGTTGCTGACGGGCACGCCCATCTCACAAACACCTGCTGACGCATGGACTCTGGCACGCCTTGTTGATTCACCCAATGTGCCCAAGAGCTTCACCACATTCAAAGACTTGGTGATGCAGAAGGTGACTACATTTCGTTGGATTCCGCGCGCTGATGCGCTTGAGACATGCCGCAAGGTGTTGCAGCCTTCGATTCGTTTTTCGTTGGATGAGTGTAAAGACTTGCCTGACACCAACTTCGTTGGTCGCAAGACCGAGTTGACCAAGCAACAAGTTAAAGCGTTTGCCGACATGAAAGACAAAGCAGTGACGGTGTTTGCTGCTGGTGAAGTGACTGCTGCCAACACAGCGGTGATGTTGAGTAAGCTGTTGCAAATTTGTTGCGGCGTTGTGTATGGTGATGACACTACGATTGCCATCGACGCCTCGGAGCGCTATAATACGCTCACTGAATTACTCACTGAGATCGGTGACAAAGCAATCATCTTTGTGCCATTGAAAGGCGTGCAACAGTGGCTTCAACAAAAGCTGACTGCTGATGGTTTCGATGTTGCAATGGTCAATGGTGATACGAGCAAGAAAGATCGTGATCAGATATTCAATGACTTCCAACACACGGACAAGCCGCAGATTCTGTTGGCACATCCGAAGGTTGCAGCACATGGATTGACGCTCACGAGAGCAAAGGACATCATTTGGTACGCACCTATTTATTCACTTGAACAGTACGAGCAAGCCAATGCACGCATTCGCCGGTTGACCACGACTGGCAAAACCTCTGTGTGGCACATCTGGGCCACCAGCTTTGAAGCAGAGTTGTACCGCAGACTCCGCGCAAAGAAAAACACCCTTGCGGAATTTTTAAACTTAGTACAAGGTATCAACAGTGACGATGAGTAAAGGAATCAAACATGAACTATGACATTGCAACAGAGCGGTACATTGCAGTCCGCAGTGAGATCGAAGCGTTAGAGCGTGAACACAAGGCAACCAAAGCAAAGTTAACAGAGAAACTGGTAGCGATTGAAAACTGGATTACTGCTAAAGCACAAGAAGATGGTTTAGAAACCGTCAAGACACCGTCCGGTACAGGGTACTGGTCAACACACCACACAGCAACAGTGGGTTCTCGTGAAGAGTTCTTCCGCTTTTGCAAAGAGCATGATGCGTGGGATATGGTCGAGTCCCGTGCGTCAAAGACCGGAGTCAAGAGTTACATCGAGGCTAACGGCGCACCACCACCGGGGGTGAATTTTTCTTCGACTCGTGTATTTAATTTGCGTAAAGCGCAAGCAAAGGACTGATTTATGGATGCAATAGAAAAGATGTCTGAAGAAGACATTGTGAGCATGTTCATGGTGCACACAGCCCGTGTATGCCACGAGGTGAATCGTGCGTATTGCCAAGCGATTGGTGATGACAGCCAGCCCACATGGGAGGACGCACCTGATTGGCAGAAACAAAGCGCGTTGATGGGCGTTGATCTGCACATGCACAACGATGTTGGGCCAGAAGCCAGCCACGAAAGCTGGATGGCACAGAAGATTGCAGACGGGTGGGAGTACGGCTTGGTCAAAGACCCAGTGCTGAAGATTCACCCTTGCATCAAACCATTTGATGAGTTACCCAAAGAGCAGCAAATCAAAGACCACCTTTTCCGCGCAGTGGTTCACGCCATGCGCCCACCCAAAGCTCAAACACAGGAGTAAACCATGAGCAACACAATCGCAAATGTCCCAGCACACATTGCAGCGCGTATCGCTGCCCGTCAACAAGCAGGCACTAAGTCTGCCGTTGCATCAGCCATCGTCACTGACGGCTTAAACATTCCACGCATCAGCATCCGTGCTGGTCGCTATCGCCTGAACGAAGATGGCGTTGAGACAACCGTGGGCGTGACACTGGACACCATCATCGTAGGTGCAAACCCTAGAGTGTCGAAAGTGTTCTACGGCAAAGCGTTCGATGCCTCTGCATCTGATGTGCGCCCTGATTGCTGGTCAAACGATGGCTTGAAGCCTGACGCAAGCGTGCAGAACCCTGTGCATACTGGTTGCGCAGATTGTCCACACAATGTGTTGGGCTCAAAAATTCTGCCCTCTGGTGCCAAGTCAAAGATGTGTGCTGACCAACGCCACCTCGCTGTCGTTGCAGCTGCTGACCCCACCAAGGTGTACAGCCTGACCGTGCCTGTCTCTGGCATGAAAGCCTTACGCGAATATTTCAAAGAGCTGGGTAACTACGGTATCGGCCCTGAAGAAGTTGTGACCGAGTTGGGCTTTGATGATCAAGCCAGCTACCCCAAGATCACATTCAAGCAAAAAGGTTATGTGCCAGAAAAAGCAATCACACGCATTGATGAGTTGGTGTCGAGTGATGCAACCAAGGTCGCTACCCGTGTGTTAGCACCATCTGGCGCCACAGCACTTGCTGCACCCGCTGCCAAGGCTGCGATTGCTGCGCCCACCCCTGCGCCAGCTCCTGCTGCCCCCGCTGTTGATGACGCCTATGAAGAGGAGCCAGCACCAGCACCTGTGCAAGCAAAAGCTGCGCCAGCAAAACCTACTGTTTCCCCCGTGAAAGCATCGGATGAATTGGCTGCTAAGATCGACAGCCTCTTCGACGAGTAATAGAATCACGACATAAGGTTCCCTCGGCTAAGGCCGAGGGTTTTTCATCTAGGGGCATGATTTGGACACGAAAAACTTTCTTACTCGCATATTTCCCCAGATCGACGAACTGGTAATCTGCACGCACAAACCAGACCCATCAGGCGAAAAGCCTCGTGGTATTTTTTGGAATCGTGGCTCATTCGCCAACATCGACGACGCTGTTAATGCAATCTCAAAGTGGGACACAGAACCCACAACAACCGTTTACTTCGGCGTGGGCTCATTTGCAGGCCACGCATACACCGATGATCGTGGTCGCAACAAGTGGACACGCAAACAAGAACAAGCAACATGGTTCAAAGCCCTCGCGCTAGACCTCGACATCGGTGAAGACAAGCCATACACAACACAGAAAGAAGGCTGGACTGCAATGGCTGCTGCGCTTCAAGCGATTGGTATGCCGGGGCCCATGGTCATCTCATCAGGCAAAGGCATTCACTGCTATTGGCCACTGACTGTTGCGATCAAAAATGCTGACTGGGTGAAGCTATCAACAGCTTTGCGCCTCGCGCTCGAAGAGCACGGCGTGCAGATCGACACCAGCAAGATTCACGACCCTTCAATGGTGTTGCGCCCAGTGGGCACGAACCACAAAAAACAACAGCCATGGAAACCTGTCGAGTGCAAGCGTGACTGCCCAGACTATGACCCACGCACACTGGTGCCAGTGTTGTCGCAGTGGATTGGCAAAGCCGCACAAGTGTCACGCCCAGCGGCGGCGCGCGCTGCAAAGAAGTCATCCATTATTGACGCCGTGCTGAACTCCAACGATGTGATCATTGATGCCGTGGCGCAACGATGCAATCAGGTCAAGGCTTTGGTCGCTTCCGGTGGTGTGCTTGATGCTGCTGGCCGCAATGTAGAAGAGCCGTTGTGGCGTGCATCCCTTGGCTTGGCCAAGCATGCGACCGATGTGGCTGATGCAGTGACCAAGCTCGCAGGTGCGCACCCAGACTTCGATCTCGACAGCAACATGGAAAAGATCAACGGTTGGCGCGGTACAGGCCCAACGACATGCGCTAAGTTCGAGCAGCTGTGCTCATCGGGTTGCGAAGGTTGCCCACACAAAGGAAAGATCACAAGCCCTGCACAGTTGTCCGTGGTGACAGAGAGCAAGGTCGAGACACCACAAGGCGAGACCGTGTCGTTCACACTGCCCAAGGGCTATGTGGTGAACAACAACCAAGTGTTCCGTGAAATCAAAACCGAAATTACAACGACCGATGCCAATGGCAACGATGTCGCACAAGAGGTAGTTGAGCTGGATTTGGTGAGCCCCTATGAGATGCACATCACCGGTGTGTATAACGACCCATCGAGCAAGAAGTCAGCGTTCAAGTTGCTGATCAAATACCCGATGACGGGCTGGAAAGAAGAAGAGCATGAGATGGTCGTATTGGCCACAGTGGGGAAAGAATTTTCGACGTTCCTGTTGAACAGACAGGTGTTTATGAAACACATCGGACAGTACGAAAAGGTGAGGAGCTTTTTAATGGATTACTTGACCATGGTGCAACAACAGACACCAACGGGACTTGATTATGTGGCTTTTGGCTGGCAAGAAGATGGCTCGTTCATGTGCGGTAGTACAGTGCTTGGCCACGAGCATGGCGTTTCTGATTTGCGTTTGCGTGGCCCTGCCGCCGAGTTCAAAGACAAGATCGGTACGCACGGCTCGCGTGATGAGTGGGTGCGTGGTATGCAGATGCTCGACCGCCCCGGTACCGACACACTGCGCTCGGCTGTGCTGCTGGCTACCGCTGGCATCATCGGCCCTTCAGCTGGCAACGCTACATGCGTGGTGTCGATCTATTCCACCGAGACAACCACAGGCAAGACGCTGGCACTGATTGCAGCCAACAGCCTGATCGGCAACCCGAAAGACTTGTTCCTCAGCAAGACCGACACATCCAATGCGATGTACAAAATCCGAGGCGTGCTCAACCACCTGCCATGCTGCATCGACGAGTTGACCACCGCTGAAGACAATGATGTGGCGGATATGGCGTACACGCTCAGTCAGGGTCGTGAAAAGATTGCCATGACCAAAGAGCGCGAGCTGCGCAAACCGGCAACATGGGCAGGGCCAACGCTTGTCACCACCAACATCTCAATTCACCAGAAGTTCGAGGGTGCACAGGCTGGCAATGACCCGCTCAAAGCTCGTTGCTTGGAGTTGCCACAGCATGACCGCACTTTCGTCGAGACCCGTGCTGACGGCAAAAGCGATGGCTACGAGTTCTTTGACATCATGGCCAAGAACAACGGATGGGCATTCCCAGAGTTGGTTGAAGTTGTTCTGGCAAAGGGTGGACCTGATGCAGTGTGGCAATGGGCCGAAGCGTCGTTCAACAAGACCTTCAACTTCATGTTCGAGCCTCAAGAGCGTTTCTACCGCACCGCAGTCATCTCTGCATGGGGCATGGGCCGTATCGGGCATGCACTGGGTCTCTTCCCCTTCGACATCCAAGCCACCATTCAGTACCTGATCGAGCGCGTCAAGGCCACCCGCCAGCTCGCCGAAGACAACAAGACGGATGTGTTCGACACCATCGGCCAGTTCTTGGCAGAGCACAATGACCAGCTGGTCGAGTGCAAAGAAACCTACGGCTCAGGCGTCGAGCAAGTTGTGCTGCCAGCACCAGAGCGTGCAGTGGCACGGGTCAAGATCGTTTACGACAAGACCAACCCCATCATGCCGGGTAGCGTGGTATCCATCGGTGCCGAAAAACTACGCATGTGGTTGCGTCAGAAGCGTGACGGACTTGACCGCATCGAGCGGGAACTGGACAACGAAGGTGCGTTGATCAAGCGCCGTGAGCGCATCACGCTTTTCAAGGGTTGCCCCAAGCATGCGCCCGGCCAGATGCAGTGCATTGTGCTGAACCTGAACCACCCACGATTCGTTGAGAGCTTGACTGGCACAAACTCACGCCCACAAAGTAAAATCACCCTAGCAGTATTGCAAGGTGACAACGCCGCTTGAAAGGACAGACATGCCACGCGCATATAACTACGTATTACGTGCAAAGACTTGCCGTGGGTGTAGCGCAGAATTTGAAGGGCATAGCAACCGCAAATATTGTTCAGCTAAGTGCAGAGATAATAGTCAGTTATACCAAGAGACGAGGCAAAAACTTCGTAACTCTAATCTTGCTTACTTTTTGAGAGAAAAAGTAGCCTTAGCTACGGCTAGAGGGAAGTACGAGGTAGCTGTAACCCATGAAGAACTAGCACTAATATGGGATAAACAGAGTGGGCTATGCGCTATCTCCGGCGTACCTATGACATATACAAAGGGCGCGGGGCGAGTTCCAACTAATTTATCTATAGATCGTATTGATTCGTCGCTAGGCTACACTCTAGACAACATTCAACTGGTGTGCTATCAAGCAAATCTTATGAAAAGCGAGCTTAGTATCGAGCAACTAAAATTTTGGTGTGAAAGGATTTTAAATGCCGCGTAATTATCGTGCTGAATATGATAAGTATCAAGGGCGACCTGAGCAAATCGCCAACCGCGCAAAGCGCAACGCAGCTCGTGCTGCGATGGAGAAAAAGGGTGTGGTGTCGAAGGGTGACGGCAAGGACGTTGACCACAAGACGCCCATCGCCAAAGGCGGCGGTAACGGAAAAGGCAACCTGCGTGCAGTACCTAAATCCGCCAACCGCTCCTTTGCTCGCACTCGCAGTGCGGGTATGAAGTGATTACTTCTTAGCCTTTGGCTTCACGGCCTTGGGCTTGTCGTGAGCTACCATCTTCTTGGCAGCTTTCATGGATATGCCGAGCTTCTTTGCAAAGCCCGAGTCATGTGCAGCAGCCCGCATAGTGCGGGCTTGTTTCTCTGACTTGAAGGGCATTACTTCTTGCCTTTGGCCAAGCACTTGCCAGCGGCTTTGCACTTAGCGGGGGTCTTGCAACCGGGGCAGGGCTTGAACATGATTACTTTTTTCATGGCGTGCTCACTTCATCTTGGAGGTTGATTTTTTGCCTTCGTGCTTCTTTTCCATGGCGGCGTAGGCTTTCTTGCTGCCAGCCATTTTCTTTTCCATGGCTTCCATCTTCTTGGATTCACCTTTGCCGAACGGGTTCATTTTGGGTTTGGATTTCATTGTCTGCTCCTTGCAGTGGGGTTAACGGTAGTTTGCGGTTTTCGCAGCAATCTTTTTGGGTTGCGCTACGAACTGTTTGCCACGGGCGTTGCCCTTGGCTTTGGCCTTGTTGGTCGCCGCTTTCTCAGCGGGACTCAGTGACTTCCATGCTGCATCGGGCAGGTAGCGCTTTTTGCCCTTTGATGGGCTGCCGTCGCTTGTGCGCCACTTCTGCGCTGTCCAGTCTTTTAGGGATTGCTGTGGGTTTTTCACGACTTGTAGCCCCCGCCTGCGGCCTTGTATTTCTTGGCCAGCAGCTGCGCTTTGCGGGCTGACCACTCGCCGGGGTCGCCACCTTTGGTGCCAGCTTTGATCGACTTGAACAGCGACTCACGCATGCCGGGCTTGGTGTAGACGCCTGCGGCGTTCACTTTGGATTTGGTTTTAGGTTTGATGGCCATATCAGCAGTTCCATGCACGCAACGATTTGTTGATGCGGCTGTTTGGGTCTTTGGCTGTTTTGGCGCTGGTCAGCTTTTTCTTCATGCCTTCCATGCGTGCGCAGAACGAGTCGCGGCGTGGGCCACCCTCTGGCTGTGGTGCCTTCAAACCGGGCTTGCCGGGGTTGGCTTTGTTGTAGGAGGCACGCCCCTTGGCGTTGAGTCCGCCGTTGGGGTTCTTGCCTTCTTTACGCTGCCATGCAGGTGTTTTCGCCATGTTTACTCCTCAGCGCCGCCACGGGCTTTTTCGATCTCTTTGTCCATGCGTGTCTGCAAGTCGTCGAGTTTCTCGTCAAGTGCATCGTAGTCAGGATAGGCTTTGCGGTACTCATCACGCTTGGCTTGCGTCATAGCAGTTTTAAAGTCACGCTCGATACGCTTCACGACGATCTCGTTGATTGCCGCCTGTTCGTTGACATTGTAGTCATAGAACTTGAAACCGAACGCACGGGCAATCGGTAGGCTTGATGGCTCATTACCGGTGATGCCGGTCTTGCCTTCAATGATGTCGTCCACCTTGCCGATGTTGCGGGTGCTGATCACTGGCAAAGTCATGATGTCGTAAGCAAACTTTGTGCTCGTCCACAACTTCTGCCACTCGGTGTCGGTGGGCTTGTGCAAAGCCTTACCGGTGTAGGGATCGACGCCGCCAACCAACCCAAGGAGTGCGCTCACGAACGGGCCGCTGGGGGTCAACGACGCTGGAATCCATGACTGTCCCATCATGCCGTTTGGCAACCCGCGCGTGAACGATGCTAGTGGGAAGTAGTCGCCGAGTTTGTAGTACACGGGGTTTTCTTCGTCACCCATGAATGGAACGCGCACATGCAAGTATGGGCCCATGGAGCCGAACATGCGCTCACGGATGGACTCAGGCCCTTCTTTGCGTGTCTCTTCGTCGTCACCACCGGCTGCGCCAGCCATGGCGGCTTCGAGAATCATGTAGGCACCGAGCACGTTGACCAGTTTCCATGGCTCGTACACAGCGATGCGGCCAATGACTGGTGCCATGGCGTAGAACCAAGAGATGAACGGCAACGCGGTTTGGCGTGCGATCTTCACAGCCTTAGAGTCGATGTCGTAATCACCGAATGCCTTGCGGGCAAACAGGCCAGCCTCTTGCAGCATTTCTGCGGATGGGGTTTTGGCACCAGCACGCTGTTGCAAGGCACCAGCGGTCTTCAAGAACGCAGCCATACGGAAGATGTTATCTTCAGCGGCGTACATCTGGGTTGAGACTTCGTCGATGTATTCGACGCCCTTGCCGACCTTCTTGGCTTGGGCTTGCAGCCATTCAGCTTTGGATTTCTCAACACCGAGCCAGCCGCCGACACGACGCATCAAGGACACATCTTCACCACCACGCAGGTTTTGTTCGTGGGCTTTGTAGATCGCCTCTTTCACTTCAGCGCTTGAGTAATCAGCAAGCATGGCACCAGAGTCACGGAATGCCATCACAAGGTCGAGTTCTTCTTTGGTCAATGCCTTTGCATTGACTTCGTACTTGGCCAGCATCTTGGCAGCGTCACGCATGGTACCGAACGAGATGTCGTGCATCATCGCCATAGTCACGTTGGACGCAGTGTTGGTCACATGGGTGCCGAAGTTCCACACAGTCTTAGACTTCTTAAACCAGCGCATGGTATTGTTCACGGCACGCAGGTTGACCAGAGGTTGACGATCGGACATATCACCCATGGCGTTCCACACGGGGCCGGGGATGTATTTGCCAGACAACTCGCCGTACACACCGGACTCAGGCAACTTCACCCAAGTGCCAGATTGGCGGTACAGGGCTTTGGTCTGTGGCGAACGAGAGATTTCCCGTGACACTGGCAGCACCATGTCCTCGCGGATGACCACGCGTTGATCGGCAGGTACGCCCTCGTTTATAAATTTGTTCACAGCTTCGAGCGAGTCGAAGGCCACTTGTGCATGCGCACTGTTTCCACGGCCCATGTCGTAGATCGACTTGATGAAGTTTTTGCTGGCGTAGTTGTTTGCCAGTGCTGCAACAGTGTTGCGCAAGGCGTTTGCCACATCATCAGCTTTCTCGTTGTCGATCTTTTCTTTGGCTGTTGTGTTGGTTGTGAATGTGTGCTTGCCCTTGACCACACCACCGTATGTCCAGCGGCGCGAGGTGTCAACAGTAAAGCCCAAGGGATTCTTGCTGTTCAGCTCGGCGAAGCGCGATGCAGACATGAAGCCAGCAGGGATCATCTCGCCGTTGTTCTTGATGCGGTTTGGCTCGAACACGCGGTACATGTCACCGGTCAAAATCAGGTCACCATTCTCGTCTTTGCGGAACCAGTCTTGGTCGAGCTCAGCTTCACGCTCAGTTTTGATGCCAAGCACTTCATTGATCTTGCCAAGGCCGAATGTGCCACCGGCAACTTGCTCGGTGGTTGACGGGAACAGCAGGGTCTCGCTGAACTTGCGGTTGCTGAACCATTGCTGCTCGACGGGGGTCAGTTCTGCAACATACATCTTGAACCAGTCGTTGAGCTTGTCGGCCACGGCCTTGAGCTTCACTGCATCGGGCAGACCGTCCAGCGCCTTGGTGTTACCGTCGAGGTAAGCAAACAACGCTTTGACATCGGCAGCAGGGCGACGTGCGATCACATTGGCCAAATCTTCAGCGTATTGGTAGCCAATGCCTTTGTTGAGCTTAAACCGGTCCATGACTTGGGACACGGTCTCGTTGACGTTGTAGCGCGAGTTGATCCAGCCCAGCACGATCTCTGCGCCGGGGAAGTTCTTGCTGATGAACGCACGAGTTTTATCGCCAGCTGCGCCGAGCATCTTCTGTGAGTTTTCTTTGCTCCAGCCCACTGCCTCAAACAGCCGTTGCGTGGCTTGCAGTTGGGCGGCGTTGGCCTTGCTCCACTTGCTGTAATCTTGCACGGGTACTTCCAATGCCGCAGCGATTTTGGCGTCGCTCACTGGCTTTTCAGTTTTAATGGCGGCTTCAAGAATGTTGCCGGTGCCGGGGTCGAAGGTGCCCTTGTTGAACACAGACTTGATCTGATTCGGCTCGAAGACGATATAGATGTCGTCCACTGGTAGTGCCTTGTTGCGCAGCTTAGAAACCGCTCTCTCAAAAAGCGTTGGCGCTTTTTGACCGTCGTAGGTGTTCTTAATGATGACACCGTCATAGCCGTCTTTTAATGCACGGTCGATAGTCGCAGCATAGCTTTCATCACGGAATGAACGGCCTTCTTGGTCGACGATCAGGGGGTTCTGCATCGACAGAAACACTGGCATGATGTTCTGGCGCATATTGATGAATGTGCCGAACGCAGATTCCGCAGCGCCCAACTCAGCGCGTGCCTTAGCAATCTTCATCGGATCATTTGTTTTTTCTGCCTCAGCCAAAGCGGCTTTGCCTTGGTTGAGGTACGACTGAAAGTTCGCTTCTGCGGCATCGGGTGTAAGTGTGGGGCTCATCCAGCGGTTAGCAAGACGTGCAAAAACTCCAGCGGTATCAGCACTACCACCAAAGAAAAACCCCTTCTTTGCCGAAGCAGCCATAGTCGATGAGCCGAGCAACTCTTTACTGAACTCGGTAAAGTCACCAACAGTGCCATGGAATACGACTAAGGGCTCACCTTTATCGTCAACCACTTTGCTGTCGCCAAACCACTTCTTAAATGCAGCAGTTTCAGTAATCGCCCCCTTTATGCTTTGGAACGCGGCCTCAAGCACGTTACCTTGCCCAGCGACTGCGGTTTGGCTACGAGCTTTGTCCAGTAGTTCGAGTGATGACTCAAGCACGTCGTTAGCGAGAGAGCGTTTGCCGCCCAGTAAACGTGAAGCAATATTCTTAATTGCTGTCCATGCGCTGTTGACTGACTCCAAAAACGACTTAGGCACGTTCTTGTCAGACTTCATCTCTTGCAGCGCCTTGCGGAACTCAGCTAGGGTATTCCCATAGGAGATCAATTCGAGTACAGCGTCCAGCTCGTTACCTTTTGCAACCAACCCCTTGAGTAGATTCTGCACTTCCAGTGCCTTGCCGGTGAGCTGGCCCTTGTAGCCAGTCACGGCTTTGAGCGATTTCTTGAGCTGCACCACGGCAGGGTGGTTGGGGTTTTTGTAGACAAATGATTGCAGCGCGGCGTGGAACGCTTCATGCAAGATCACCTCTGGCGATTCCTCTTTGTTGAGATACACCGTGTTGGTCTTGGGGTCGAATCGGGGATTACCCTCAGTGATGAACTCAAGGTTAATTTTGCTCCCACTTGCAACAATAGACTCCCGTAAAGCCAGAGCCAGTGCACGCTCCATGGGGGTACCATTGGTACGCATGTAGTGCAAGATGGCTGGCAGTCCATAAAGCATGCCGATATCTTTGCCAGCATAGATGCCTTCAGTTGCTACTTTTACGAGCGTTGGCATCTTGCCTTTGCCCTTGACCTCAATGGAGCCCCGGATGGCTTTAGTACGGATGTCAGCGGTATCCGTTTGCTCGCCCAAGAATACTTCTCGCTTCGCAGCAGCCCAGCCCTGTGACAGCATAGTGTCTAGCTTGACCAGCTCTTCACGAGTTTTTTGCTTCATTCTGCCGGGAGATACAACTTTCTTTTGCACGGCGTCTTTGAACAACCGTACAACCGCTTCAACATCTTTTGCGTTGCCGCCTACAGCCGTGCCTAACTCAGCAAGTGCTTGGCGAACAGTAGCAGCAGTGCGTTCAATCTCTAAGGCTTGTTCTTCAGCGAACTGAGATGGTGTGGCACGCTTAGGAATTTTGAAACGGCGCGACAGTGCCTGACCACCTTGGTCAGAGTATGCAGTGTAAGCCTCAGCAAAGTAGCGCAAAGCGTCAACGATACGTGCGGATTTCTCGTCAGCTACATCTTCACCCTTTACCAGCGCGTCGCGGATGCGCTTGAGGCCGTCTTGGCCAATCGAGGTGCGACCGGGCACAGCCTTGGCGTTGGACTTGACCGATGCGGGCAATACATTCTTGACATCCACGCTGTCAACATCGTCCAACAACTTTTGCAGTTGTGTGTCCTCAGTTGAAGAAGCACCCGCTGCCACCGGAGCAGCGGGTGAAACGGCGCTTGGAGACACGCCGGGGGGAGGTGACGCGGGACGTTCTGTGATTTGGCTCACAGGCGCTGGTGCTTGTGGCAACAGCGAAGACGAATAGGTTGGCTCTGGCGTCAATAAAGAAGCCGAAGGCGCTTGCTGCTCTTGCGCAGTAAAGGGTGATGAGGTCTGCTTGAGGCGTTTGCCCTTGGGCCCGAGCAACGCTTGGCGCTGTGCCTTAGTTAAACCGGTGCTAACAGGCTGTGGCAATCCAGCGGCAAGTTGTTGCCACTCACGACCGATGTCCTCGATGCCGAACTGCTGCTTGAGGCGCTCTGCACGCATCTCTTGCCACTGCTCACCAGCTTGGGTGGCGGCTGCAAGTCCACGTTCTTTTTTCGCCTGTTGTTGCTGCCACTCTTGGCCAACATCTTGTGCGGCCATCAAACCAGACGCTTGGCGACCAATCAGGTCTTGATATTGCTGACCAACCTCGGCAACGCGGCGCTCGCCTAAACCCATTAGGTCTTGCTCGAACTGTTGCTGTTGGCCAACGGATGAGAATGGTGTCTGCAAATTGATGCCAGACATGCCCTGCTCAAACTGGCGCTGCTGGTCAAGTGACGAGAACGCCTGCGGCTGATGCATGAATGGCAACTGCTGGGCTTCGCTACCCATCAAATCCACGGAGCGGTTCAACGCGTCTTGTTTGACGCGATTATTGAACTCTAACTCGGCTGCTAGTTGCTGGTTGAACCAAGCGCCAATGTCATCTTCAGCAACGCCTTGACGACGGGCTTCGGTTGTCACCGCCTTAATAGCCTGCGCACGAACTTCTGCTGGTGCGTCTTCACTCAGTGCAGCTTGCAACACTTCGGCTTTGCGTGAACGCGAGACATGGCTGCCCAAAGACAGCGGGCCCAGAATCATCGACAGACCAGCACCGCCCAAGGCAGACTGCTTGGCGATCTCGTAGGGGTCTTCTGCCTTTGCGCCGTAGGCTTGCTCAACGGCGTAGGTGCCCAAATCTTGCGCAACCTCAGTGGCTGGCTGCACGACCATGTTTGTGGCCATGCCCTTGGCGAACGGCTTCAGAACGGCTGTGTCGGTCAACTCACCAGCAATACCAGCAGTTGTCTTACCGCCAATGCCAACGATCGGTGCCAAACCTTTGGCAGCACGAAGGCCAACTGCCGTAGCTGCGCCCTCAAGCGGGCCTTGGATGAGGCCGACTCGTCGTGCGGCTGCGGTGGCATCTTCTTCGGAAACGCCTTGTTCACGCAGTTTGTCGTAGGTCTCTTGCGCAGACGACGTGCCAAACAACCCTGCCGCAACAGCGGGGGCGGCAACCTGACCACCGGGCAAAAAGCTAGCAGCCACGGCGGGAGCCATGGGAGCGACCGCACGTGCACCCAAGACACCGGCTTGTCCGATGAGGCCACGACCACGCAAATCAGGGACATAGTCAACACCACGCGCCTCGGCGGCTTGCGCCATTTCGCGTCCGTATTCAGGTGCTAGACCTGTGTACTCAAGCGACTGGCCCACCATCTTTGGCAGGTCAACAACAGCACCACCAACCAGTTGGCGACCCATTTCGCGCAGAGTACCGCGCGGCTTGTAGCCAAAATAATCGGCGGTCTCTTCAAAACTTTTGCCAATGCGCTGGCCGTAGTCTCTCAAGAGTGCATCGTCGGATAAATCGCGCATGTCAGGCGGCACCGCCGCCCGGAGTTCTTCTAGAGAGAAAATAGCCATTTCAGTCCTCAGATGCGATTAATCTATGAGGTCAAATCTTCGAGCCCGCAATGTTTCGTCAGGGGTCAGATCAGCACCTCGGTTGATTTTATCCAGCAAATAGTTTCTGTAGTTCGCTTCGCCTGTAGAAAGTAATCCGCCAACACCTTCGGAGATTGCTGATGGCAGTCTAGAAATCGGTGCGGCTTCACCACGCGGCGCGTTCAAGATAGGACGACCACGGGCATCGACATACGGATTTGGCTCAACGGGTTGAGTTCTTGAGAGTCCAGTGGATGCAGCAGGTCTAGCTGGCGGTGCAGCAGCGGCGGCTGTTTGCGTAGCATTAGCGTATGGGTTACTACCGAGCCCTGCTCCAACATTGGCTGTACCCGGATTGACGAACTGCAACACGCCCATGGCTGCCGCCTTCTTGTCTTTGTCAGCTTGGGGTAAGCGCAGATTGCGGTCGTCCTCTTCCCATTTGCGATACGCGCGTAGGTTTTCTTTTTCGACATCAGTCATTGTCTGACCGGGACGACCTTGTGGGCCGAGCGACACTTGGCCACCAGCCTTGGCGTTGATCATGTTGAACTGGCGAATCAGTGCAGCACCTTTGGGGCCGTTCTTTTCCGCTTCGGTGAGCTGAGCGAAGTCGTCTTGAATCTTCGCAGCTTCTTTGCGATTGTCTTGCTCTTCTTTGAACGCATTAAGGCGTGCGTTGGTGAGTCCAACAGACGCGTTGCTTGCACGAGTGGATGCCTCAGAAGCGCCGATCTGTGCTTCAGTTCTACGAACACCGAGTGTCCATTCAGCGACGTTGCCGGGGTCTTCAGCTTGCTTACGCAAATAGGCAGTAGCCATGTCAGCGTTCTTAAAAGACTCTGTGCGAAGCACCTTTGTGGGGTCTGCGTCGCTGACAAGGTTCAAAATGATCTGGCCATCGCGGCCTACAGCCTTGACGAAGTGAGTGCCGTCCGCAAAGTTTTTGTCATCTTTGTGTAGAGTGAGCAAACCGTCCAAGTCTTTGCCCTTCACAGCCTTCTTTATATAGGTGTCCATCATCTCGAGTTCGGCTTTTTCAATGCCAGAAACCTGTGATGCAACGGTGAACTGCTGCGCGCGGCTCAACTTGTGTTTCTGGGCCAACTGGCGAATAGCGGCTGTGTCCGCTGGATTCTCGAGCTTGCTGAAGTCTTCTTCAAAACTGCGAAGGCGCATGGCGTCTTCATCTTCACGCTGTGCTTTAGAGAGTTGGAACCCTGTCAGCTGCTGTTGCTGCGCGCGGGCCTCGAGCTCGCTGGCTTTGTCAGTCATGCCGTAGCCGCGATAGACATCAGCAAGGCCTCTTGTCTGCGCTTGGCTGACGCCACGCTGAGCTTCTTCCATGGTGGCGAAGTTGCGGCCACCACCAGCAATGTCAGTGCGACCGCTAGACACAGAATAGTCAGGTGCAGTCAAACTTTGGCGACGCTGAAGCTCGGCAATCGCTGGTTCGTATTGGTTGGCCAACTCAGGGTTTTGCTGCTGCAAACCGCGCAGCTGCTCGATATTGCTACCAAGCTCAGAGCCATACGCTCCCTCAGTCACTCTGTACTTCTTGGCTTCTTCAGCCAGATCGCGTTCCAGTTGGCCTTGGCGAATCGTCTCACCTAGGCGGATGCCTGCTTGTAAACCTGATGCCCATCCCATGGTGTGCTCCTTAGACTTTCTTGAACTCGATGCCGAGTGTTTCGTAGTTGACGGCGTCGAAGCCATCAGGCATTGTGAACACGGCGTGCGGGAATTTCTCTTTCACTTCATCAGCCATGACGCCGATGTACTTGGTGCCACTGCCGCCCTTGTACAAGAACTCGTACAGATTCAGGCCGGTACCCTCGTCAACACCGACGAGCTTGATGTCTTCTTTTAAGCGGCGGTCTGAGCGGTATGCGACTGCACCAGCGCCGAGGGCTGCGCCCAACATCTCACCTTGAGCGTTGATGCCGGTGTTGTACGCACTTGTCTGTGCGTTGAGAATGTTGCCTGCGCCTTGTACGCCGAGTCGAGCGCCTTCCATCATGGTGCCCACGCCAGCGTTGTTGGCGTTTGTGAACTGGTTGCCAGCGGCCATGGCTGTGTTGGCACCTGCGGTACCTGCGCCTGTAGCGCCGCCGTAGGCTGCGGTTGATGCACCTGCGAGGCCACGACCCAAACCAGCAGCGTCCATACGGCGAGCCCAACCAAGTTGCTCAGCCTGAGTGCGAGCGCCAGTCATGGCACCTGCGCGCTGGGCAGCAAGACCCAGCATGTTTTGGTTCTGCATGGCGAGCGCCGCGCCAGAGTTAGGGTTTACCCCACGGGCAGCGGCTGCACGGGAGGCCATATCTTGTGTGAGTCCGAAGGCTTTCGCGGATGCTGCGGCTGCGTCACGGGCAAGTTGCTCACGGTAGCCAGCGGTGCTAAATTCTTGGGCTTCTTTGACCAGACCTTGCTCCAGCGGACGGAATGTTTTTGTCTGGTAATCGTAGTAGTCTTGGGCTTGACCCATTTGCTGCTCTTGAGCAGCCATTTGTTGTTCTGAAATGCGCTGAAGCAGGGGCTTCATCTCTTCGTACTGACGCTGGGCAAAGTCCATCTGCCGAGTGCCGAGTCGTTCTGCGACATCGACGCCACGTTCCGAGGCAGCGGCCATCGCGCTGTAGTCTGGTGCTGGTGCTGATTTTCCACCCATGATTTACTCCTTGCGTAGCCAGCGACATTTGTCAGGCCACATAACCAAAACGTGCATATCAGCGCCGGGTGCGCCGTCTTTCATCACAAACTCTTCTTCAAACCCGAGGTGCTTGTCAAATGCCAGTATTTTAGGCTCATTTGATGGAACCATGCCAGTTAATCTTTTGAGCTTGCAAAAATTAAAAGCGTAGTCGCACGACGCCTCGATCATCTTGTGCACCAGCCGGGTCTGGCGGGCAATGGCAATGTGGCAGGTTGCGTTAGCGCCGTTGTAATTGTTGAACACCACACCAGCAATGATCTCTCCATCACGCACGACACCAAGGGCGTAGAAGCTACCCCACTCGCAGGTCTGGCCAACTTGCTGGGCGACCCATGCACCGATGGCTTCTTTCTGGTCGAGTACGAGTGTGTCCATGTTTTTTAGATAAATAGAGCATGGTAATTGGCGTACACATACGACATACCTTTAGTTGACAACGTTGGCGATACCAATGTGCCTGACGAATCAGCTATAGATAAATTAGGCATAAACACAGAAAGCGTGTATGTACCTGCTGCAAGGCTTTTTGTATTTGAATAAGCAACATGCGTTACAAAATACCTTGCAATATCTATAAAAGCTGTTTTACCCGCTCCACCCGCAAACGCTACATCAATATCGTTTAATGCGCTATCGTTTAATAGAAAACATACATCAACCATGACATTTTCAAACTGTGAAGATGAAGACGCAAGAGTAATGTTTCCACCGCAGTTAAAGTTAACAATACCAGCTTTGCTTAGCGTAAAAGTCAGTATAGGTTTAATAGTAGGAGAAGTTAAAAAATTTACACTAGAAACTGAACCACTCGCGGCAACGTTAAATCCATTGATGTACGCATTAGTCCCGTCAAAAACAATATTAGTTGTTGGGTTACCAAGAGCAAATCTACCGTCACTGTATAGATGAGTACCCGCACCCGTCATACCAGAACCACTAATGGTGGGCGTAGAGGAAGAAGGCTTAGTAATAGTTAACTCACCAGCAGTAACAGTACCAAGATTAGCGCTCAACGCCGACAAATTAGTGATTGTGGCAGTGTCTATCTTTGCTAGCGTAATGTTGGCGTCAGCAATCTTCGCAGTGGTGATGTTGGCGTCAACAATTTTCGCAGTTGTAATCTGCGCGTCACCGATCTTTGCAGTGGTCACCGCTGCGCTGGCCAGTTTCGCTGTATCAACAGCAAGGTTCGCGATTTTGGCGTTGGTAATCTCTGCGTCATAGATGAACGCAGCCTTCATGTAGGTGCCAGCCGGAATGGTGACACCATTTATTTCAGTTGGCGAGTCGAGCTGAAAGAATGGTGCTTCACTGGTGCCGCCATAGGTGTCACGCAACAGGCCCATCGTATAGGCAAGATCAGCACCGGTGGTTGCCACAGTGCCATTGGTGGAGTTGTACGAACCGGTCACATTCTCTGTGTTTACATACCGAACCCAGTAATACCGGGTGGACGAAGGCCCGAGCGAATCTGTATAGGTAAACCCGGGGGTCTGGCCAAGAAGTTCCGCAGCGCCTAAGTCATCGGTATCCGCTCCCCACACTTCAGCGTAGGCATGGCCGGGGTAGGTGACGATGTCCCACTCAACTATCACATTGCGTATGGCTGGTGTTGCAGTGACATTTGTAGGCGCTGGGGGAGGGCCAAATACTGTGGTAACGGCGTTAATGTTTCCACTGCCATCAACTGACACAACACCTGCGTCAGCCAAATCTTGCGCGGTTACTAGACGACCTGCCCCATTACCATTGATGAGTTCACGCAAGCGGTCGATAAAGTTGCGCAGGTCACGCGGGATGACCGATGTTACGGATGGGAGGTTTTTAGACACCGCTCAACTCCATCATGCTCTGCGCCATGGCAAAGCCAAACACCTCAGTGTTGCCTTCGAGCTGCACTTCCCAGTCACGGCCTGAACCATCAGGCAAACGGAACGGTGTGCGGCTGGCCACAGTCTCGGTGTGGATCAGCGAGCCGTCAACATAGAACTTCGCAGTCACGGGGTAGGCTTCGGCGTCCAGCTGTGCGCACGCCATGCTCATGGGTTTGGGAAAGGTGAATTTCTTCGACTTCCATGTGAATGTCTTGTTGCTGCCTGTCAGCCATGGCTTGACGGAGCGATCGCTGAACGCCAAGAACAACTTGTCGATCTGCAAGTCGTTGAACCCAGCCGTGGCGTAGATGTCGTGCAGAGTCAACACACCAGAGGTGGTGTCGTAGATAAAGCCGCCCGATGTTGTGCCGTTGTTGTAGAACGCGATGTATTTCAGGTCGTGCTGGTACGCGTGGATGGATGTCGGCAAGAAAAATGCCTGCCACTGCGCACGGGTGAAATACTGCTCGGTGAGAATTTTGGAGCCGTTGGACGACAACATCACCAGACCGTCAGGGCTGGCGTAGATCACGGCACCGTTGAAGCTCACAATGCTGCGCTTGGATGCACAGGATTGCTCCAGTTCCGATTTCACCACGGTCATCGAGTCAGGGTGGCTACCTTGAATCAGGTACGGCACACCGGTGGTCATCACAGCCAGCGTGGTATCCATGCGGCCAAGGCCAACCACGGGGTAGTCCAGCGACTGCATGTACTGCACGGGCCACGCGTGCGGGTGGTATGGGTCACAGAAATACACATCGCGGCCCTTGAAGCCAGCCATGACACCGCCGGGTAAGTTGATCAAGCCCTTGAGCGTATCGGGTGGTGGCAGCCATGTGGTGGTAGGCAGAGCCTCACCCAAATCCTCAGCGAGTTTCTCATCCACATACGACGATGTTGCTGCGGTGATCTCTGCCACGAACAGATAGGTACCTGCGGTGGCACGGTAGATGCGGCGGTGAGTGACGTTGTAGCCCGCTGGAATAGACGCGAAGGTGCCAACAGTAATGGGCTGCTCAGGCACAGCGTCAACATCCAACGACGCGGCGGCAGGTGCTGACTCAAACTCGAACCCAGACTCTTTTGACACCATGGTGTAGGTGTAGTTGCGGGTCTCAGGCGAGGCGGTGGAGCCAACGGGCACCGAGCCAGCGGATACCGAGCAAGCCGAAGTGGGTGCAGGCAAGCCCAGTGGGCGTGACACTGTGGGGTAATCCGAGCCTGACAGCGCCAGTGTGTTGTAAGTTGCCTTGGGCTGCGTGCCATCGGTGTAGAACGTCCACTCAGAAGCGTCGCCAGCAATCTGGCTGCGTGCTACATCAACATCGGTTGTCCAGTGGAACCAGTAGTTAGTGTCCGATACGGTGTCTTGGCCAAAGCGGTAAATGGTCAGCGGCGTGCCCACCTTTGTAAGCGTGGTGACAGACGCGCCGACATTGGGCAGCGGGATCAGCGTGCCTGAGAACACAGAACAATTCAGCGCTGTCTGCGCTTGGTTGTCTGCAAGCAAACGAGGTGACACCTTCGGCGAAATGCCACCAAACGTTTTCATCTGTACCAGTGCCATGCGAACCCCTTAAAACCACTGCTGCGATTGTAGTTGTTTAGGCCAGTGCTGTGCCAGTGTCGATCACTGCCATGGCGTGCACAGTGTGCGAAATCCGCTCATTGAGGCCGATGGTGCCGCCGTTGATACGCTTGGTCAGCCCCGTCCAGTTTGCAGCGTCTGCCAGCTCATTGCAGCCGTGTGTTGACCAGAACCAGCCAGCAGTCAGCACAGCGTACTTGGGCGTGGCCACCAGATCAGGGTTCATCACGAAGTCAACGCCGAGCGCTTGCCCAGCGTGGTAGTAACCGCTATGGCCGGTCAATTGGATGCAACCCCTTCCCCTGAAGCGGAACCCATCCCCTGACGCTTCATCGCGGTTTCCCATACGATTGGCGTAAACGCTGTTGGCAATTTTTCGCGGATTTTTCTCGAACTGCTTGGCGAACTCCAGCGTCGGGAAACGCTTGGGCCAGAGCTTGCACAAAGTCTCTGCGCGGTAGTTCAAATTTTCTTCGAGGATTTTGAAGTTGGCGCACTCATGGCCACACTGCGCGATGAACGCAGCTTGTTGGCGTGGGGTGATGATTTTGAAACGCTCGAAAGTCTCGTTGAGCGGCTCGACCCACTTGGCGTCGATGTGCATCTTCTGGAGTTGATCGGCTGTAACCATTTATTTCCCCTGTGAATTTACTTGTTCACGGACGGCGTCGTAGGCTGCGATGCAGGCGTTGAGCTGGTTGATGGCGAGGTCGCCGTCTGCGGCGATTTGAGCAATAAGTTTGAGAGTCTCTCGGTCAGATTCGCTTCCCGCTTCTTGGCTATTTCCGGTGGCAGGGGCGGTACTTGGACTGGCTTGTACGCAACTTGAGGAGGGGAGGCGCACGCGCCCAGCGCTGATAGCACGATCAAGAGCAGACTGTTTTTGAGTGATGGCATCGTTGGCCTCCGTGAGTTGTGTTGATGTTTGGGTGATCTGCTTTTGCAGCTCTTGCTCTTTGGCGCGGGACTCTTCGTTGCGCTTGCCGATCTCAACCTGCATCTCCATGTCACGCTCCCACCAGCCTTTGTGGTGGCCGTAGTAGAACGCCATGATGCAAGCAATCAGGGCGATGAGAATAAATTTGGGGTTGGGTAGACCGATCATGTTTCAGCCCTCGCAGCAGCTCGCTCGTGAGCGATTTCCTCTTTGTGAGGGTCGATGTAGTCCGGCGGCGTTGTGGGTGGCGGGGGTGCACGCCACTCTTCGTCCAGCTCAGGGTTCTTGAACCCGTTGAAGTTAAAGTCAAACATGCCCGATGAAGCCGTAGGCGCGGGGCTATTACTTGGCGCTACGGCTTGGGGCTGTGGGGGTGTGGGCCCCTGCATGGAGGCGATCTTTTCAGACACTGCCTGTACGCCCTTGCGGCTCATCACACCACCGATACCACCCACCACGAGCAGCACGATGTCGTTGAGCATCTTAGCGAACGCCTGATCCATGGGCGCCATGGACTTCAGAGGCTGGGTCACATAGGCCAAGCTGTAGAGCATGAACGCCACGATGCCAGCAAGAATAAATGTGACAACGATGACGACCACGGCCCAGACTCGGACCTCAATTTCTTCAGCGGTCAGAAGACGCTGCGGATGCTGGGGTGTTTGATTGTTGAACAATTTGTTTCTCCAATACAGGGGCTACGAGGTAATCAGGGCAATCTTGTGTGAACAGGCAGTCAGGGCGTTGGCAACGCTTGGCTTGGAAGTTCTTCGGGTCTTGGCAATAATACCGGTACCGGTCTTCGCAGGCCGCGAGGCTAATCGTCATCAGACTTAGGATCAATACGAGGCTTCGCATTTTTTCTCTCTTTCTCTTCAAGCCGCTGCAACAACGCATCGGCTTTTTGAATTTGTTTGTGGTTGTGCACCAGCCCAAAGCTTAGGAGCATTGCTAGAAAAAGCAACAGAGTGACAATCACAACCCATAGCCAAAACTCCTTCATAGAGTTAAAAACAGTCCAGTCATCCACAGAGCTGCCAGCACCACCACTATTGCGTAGCCCAGCTTTGCCATTCTGATTCGTTGCCGGTACTCGCGTTGCCATTTTGCGTCGATTTCCTGTTTGCGCTTGAGCGCTCTGTCGAACTCACGCTCCTCCAAAATCTGGTCGTACATCTTGAGAAAGCGACTGTAGATGCTTTGAAGCCCAATCTCCTTCGGAGTGTAAATCATGGTCTCACGAATCTGCACAGTCATTTGTTCAAGCTGCATTTCAATTTGAATTCTGTCTAACGCCGCCCCTTCGATGTCTGTCGTGGTTTTGCTTTCTTCTTCGAGCTGGTGGCAGTATTCAATGAGCTGTCGGCGGATTTCAAAGAACTGCTTGAGCTGCTCACAGATTTTGTGGACCGCTTGGGTTTGATACTCTTCGTAGGTGAGCTGCTCGGCTGGCTTTGGCTTGTAGTTGATTTTGCTGGGCTTGGAAGCGGCGGCTGCGGGGGCAACGGTTGCTGTGGGCTTGGCGGCTGGCTTGGCACCAAATAGGCCCGTAATCCAGCTCCAAAGTCCCGCAACTTCTGAGTAAATCGCTTTAGCATCGGCTACGCCCCCCTCGACGGTTTTCTTGAGCTTGGTGATCTCTTGCTTGCCTTGAGACAGCAATTCGCACCCCTGACGGATTCCAGCCACAATGCCTTGTGCTGCCATGAGGAGTGTGAAAGGGTCCACATTACATGCCGATCAATTTCTTGAAGAATTCAGCGGCAGCGCCGGGGCCGAGCAAAACAGCAGCGAGCACTGCCCAGATCGAGTATTCGATTTTTGTCATGCGCTTATCGCCTTTGTCCAGCGTTTGCGTGATGTGCTCGTAGCGTTGGGCGCAGATGGCCTCGTGCGTCTGCAACTTGGCTTCGGTTGTAGAGATCATGTCAGTCATTCTGATACCTCGTCAGCAGGCTCAGGCGTATTGCCTTCTTCCAGCCAGCGTAAATAGGCTTGGTAGTCTGTGTTGGCGGGGTCGAAGGGGATGAAGGCGTTGTCGGAGACACGCCAAATGCAGCCATCGGAAGTAACAATTGATTTTGTTAGCTCGTCGTATTTTTTTGTGATTTTATACATGATTAAAGCTCCGCAGACGCTAAAAAAATATCGTCAACCGCGCTATTCGGCAAAACAAATGGATATGTACCGCCAACATTTACGCTGAACCCAAGTTGTAATGTTGCGCCTGTTGTAGAAACTGCTGTTGCGGCTCTTAAAGCTGTTACGTTAAATGTAATTACGCCGGGGGCGATTCCGTTCAAACTACCGGAACCAAGTGTTATTGTTGGCGCTGCTCTTTTTGTGACAACAAAACGGACACTCGCGTCCCCGCTAAAAGTCGCATCGTTTCTTGACCCGCCGACAATCCCCGCGCCCAACTTTTCAAAATACCGCTGACACAAAGCCAGCTCTGTACCATACGGGCGGTAGTCAAACGATGTGGCTGTGCTGCCTTTTTCTAGTTGAACGCCAGTGATGTAGAAGGTGGCAGAGCCTGTTGCATTGAACTGCGTTTGACCAGTCACACCTAGTGCCTGAGTTCCTGTCCACGCGCCAGATGTTCCAACATAGGAAGAACCGCAAGACAAGCAAAAAAGAATTTCCACCCCAGTTCCGTTTGTACCAGACCATGTTCCACTTGTATCACCAGCAACCGTTTGAGTTATTTGTGTCCATGTGTTGGCTGATGCCACGCTAAAACTTTGAGGATAAAACCGATTATTTGCTCCGTTACGCAAAACAAATGAGTATGTACCAGCTTGCGATGTATAAACCCAAAACGAAACGGTAAGTGCTTTTGCACTGGCTGTACCCCACGAAAAATCGTTAAAGTTATATGCTTCAATACGCTGACCAAGCAACTGGTACATGGTAGATGTGTTAGATGTAGCAGTTCCGTTTGTAACAACGAGCGAATTTGAAAATCCAGAAGGTGCAGTACTGCTTTGTTGCACAGTAAATGTGTTTGTACTATTGTTGTACGCAACATAGCGATCAAGCGTGTATGGCTGGCTTCCGTTTGTAACACTTACACTAGCCCCCGCATTACGCTGGTCAATCACCATCGCACCATTGATGAGTCGATTTTTAAACCCTGTGTACTGGGCGTACTGACCCAGCAGCCCTTGGTCAACTTGTGTGAGTGCCATTATTGTTGCTCCTCTGCTGGCTTAATCCAAGCTGTTGTTGCCTCATCCCAAACATAAGCTTTTCCATCTGTTGGGTAAGGTTGCGGGTATTCCCAAGACCATGTTTGAGTGTTTAGCGTGCAACTTGGCGCTGGTTGTGGCGCGTAGAACACATCGTTTTGCAAGTCATATGTGTAACCAACCGCAGCGTAGTTTCCGCGCAATGGCGTTCCGTTTGGATGTTGATTTCCGTAGGTGTTGTACGAAGTTTGCACCCATTGGCCTTCAAGCGTGTCAATGTAATTCTGCTCCGCAACGATTACCTCTGTTACAACGCCATCTAATACTTTTGCAAAATGCGCCATGTCTTGTCCTTATGCAGTGTATGTGCCACTAGAAGTAAAGGTGTGGTATGTGTAACCGCCCGATGATGTTATCGTGCCACCGGACCCGCGAGTAGAACCAGCGTAACGAATAATCACAATACCTGAACCACCACTACCAGAGTTTCCTCCAGTGCCAGAACCTACGCCACCGCCACCACCTCCCGTGTTTGTGCCACCAGAGTTAGCGCCAATATACAAACCTTTACAACCTCTTCCGCCGCCGCCAATACCGCCAGTTGCCGTTCCAGTTTGTGCGCCGGATTCAGTTCCTCCGCCGCCACCGCCAGCATAAACAGTGCCGTTGTACCAGTAAGCTCCGGGGCCGCCACACCCACCAAATTCTGCGGAGGCCGAACCACCAGTTGGCAGATTAAAGTTGCCCCCCGACATTCCACCGCCACCAGCGCCACCGCCACCAGCAGCGCCAACATATCCGTTGCTATCTCCAATAGATACGCCACCGCCGCTACCTTGCCGAAGGATTGTTCCACCCCCGCCATTTCCACCATCTCTACGACCACCGCCGCCAGAACCGCCTGAAACACCTGAAGTTCCAGTTGATCCACCAACACCACCACCATAAGCAGTAACAGTAGTTGACGCTGTGACTAAAGATGAGTTTGACCCAGAAGCGCCAAAAGAACCACCGCTCCAAGCAGCACCAGCTCCACCTCCGCCAACAGTAGCGGTGTATGCAGTACCAGACACAACATAATCTGCGCCAGCAACAAAACCACCACCGCCACCGCCGCCTTCTCCACCAGCGCCGCCACCACCTACGACAAGGTATTCAATTGCGTATCCACCAGTAGGCACTCCTGTGCCGCCGCCCGGAACAGCCAAAACATTTGAACTGTTTACATTAGAACCTAACGCTGCTAAGTTTGCTGCTTTGGTCATGCTAGTTGTTCCTCAGTTGGTCGTGGCA